ATGAACGACAGCGGGGCAATCAAAGGCATGGATGCCAGGAAGGATGGCGTGTACATTACCTATGTGCCCACCGCTGGTGCCGATGCAGTGACAAAAAAATTGGGTAGTGCGAAATTTAGCGCGGATGTAAAGTACATGACCGGTACAGATACTACCAGCTCTTTTGGCATTTATACTTTTTCGGATATTGATGTTACTGATTATAGTAAGCTACAGATTACATCCGGCACTATGCGGTCAATAGCCCTTGATGGCGTAACTGTATCCCCATCGGGTGATTATTATCCTCTTAACGGCAGCTCCCTGACCTTTGCCATAATAGTGCGTCCGTATACCCTGGGAGTGGCTTTTGAGTTAATTCCATAAAGCCCGCTTTACTCAATTGCAAAATAGCTACCCTCTGTTTCTGCAAATAAAAAATTTGCCGGAGAACTGAAGGAAAATCCGTCATCTGTAATATTAAACGGGGAATAAGGTTGATAATAAACTGATCCCTCGTATGTGTTATAACTCAATCCTTTTATTGTATTGTCCTCATAAACCACAGCCAGTGATGCATTAAAAGTATTGCTTTGGACAAGCATAACCATTTTTTTGGGGCGATACCCTAAATGATACACCCGGGTAGCGCCGCTCGGAGCAAAAACAAAAGTACCATAATGGGCACTACCCAATAATTTTTTTGATGCTGCATCGGCACCCAGCTGGGCATAGTATTTAGTGGTTGCGCCGCTTCCCTCCGGGATGATTTTCACCCCACCTAAATCGCTATTTAAAAATGGCCTGCGGGTATTTACCCACAGACCATTTTATGTTACGATTCTTTTGACGGGGAGCGGTGGCAAGCCCGCCCTCCCTTGTCTTTTCCTCAGCCTATTCTATAGGCTCTTTTTTTTGTTCTGCCGGGAACTCAATTCCCAGTATTTCCATCAAATTCCTGTACGCTTCCATCTCTGTACTGCCTCTCTGAGCCTCTTTAATTAAAAATCTTTGCATTTCTTCTTTTGTCATCTCTTCCATATTTTTTCCTTTCTGTTATTGTTAAGGTTGCTTGCCTCTCTTAACTATCTTTATTATACTATATATGTACATATATAGTCAAGCTTTTATGCCAATTTTTTCAAAAATTATTTCCTTCAAAATTGTATTAACAGGTTTTCCCTGCGCTTCTGCATATTTTTTTATTTCTTCATATTGCTCTGGTTGCACATCCAGAGGAATTCTTTTAAGTTTCTTCATATATTTAAGGGTCGCTTTTTTCCCAGCTTCTGTATACGACATTTTATCACCTCGTTTTTCTTTTTAGTATACACCTAATAAATATATGTTCATATATACATTATAAACAAATATATATGTACATATTTGTTCGGTTTGCCTATTGATATATATGTACATATATATTATAATGACAATGTAAGGAACAGGACATATAAAAGCCTGGTTGCCGGGGCGTAAAGTTCGGCAACAGCGACCGGTACCGGTTAAACAGTCCTGGGGCACCGCCAACGGACACAAGGCAACCATTAACCGCTATCATACAGGAGGCAACGATATGAAATATTTAGGAATGGAATTTAGAAACTATAAAGAATTGGAGAACTGGAGTCGGGAACAGCATATCTCCGAATACAGGAAACTGGCTGCTATGTTCAATAATTCACCCAGTATGGAAATATCTTCCGTTATGTCCGACCGTGCTAATGTGTTGGTAAAACACTTCGGGCTGACCTGGGAACAAATTGAGAAACTTGAGATACCCGCATAATATTAACATATACCCACCCGGCGGGGGAGGCGCCGGGAGAAAGAAGGATAAAATGTATAAAACATTTATAACGCCAGAAGAAGATTATATTTATGAGGTTAATAATCTCGATGAAGCCTTTGAAGTATATAAAGGTTGGATTGAGGAAGAAGGGGGAAATGTAGACGAATTAAATATTTTTGATTTAAAAGAAATATCTTAAATTACTATCCGGCAGGGAATCGCCGGAATAAGAGACATAAGGCGGCTTTGCCGCCCCCTCTAATGCAGCCACAGCCGGTCCGCAGCCCGGAAAATGCAGACGGGAGGAACCCCCAAAAAAGCCGCCGACACTCCTACCACAGACCGCCGACGGCACCAATCAAAGAGAAAGGCAGCCTCATTATATCAGGGGCAAAGGGAAAAAACAATGAAAGAAATTAAAATCTTTAAAAACTATGGATGTCTGGCAGCTGAGAAGCGCGTTATTTACACCTATGGCGCGGCAACGAAGAACGCAGCTTACAGCGATGAAATCACAGTTGCTGTTCCGGCGAATTGGGAAATTTACGAAACCGTATCGGGAGATATTGCCTGCAAGGCTCCCTGGGGGGCCACATATAGTGTCAATGAGCTGTTGGACGGCAATGATCACCCCTACTTTGCAGCCTATGACAATAGTGGTGTTTTACACCGCGTACAGCTACAGATTGTCGGTTAAATTCCCATCACGCGGGACGCCGGAAGAAAGAAGGACACCTATGGAATATGCTGCAATTTTAGAAGAATGGCTTAATCACCATACTGTAGAAATAGAAGAGTCAACTGCTTACAATTATGAAAAAGCCCTTCCGTATATTGAGGAGGCTTTGGGCAATTACGATATTGCAAAAATATCAGAGCGAACAATACATGATTATGTAAAAAGCTTATTGAACAGTAAACTTACATATTCCTCGACGCGTTTATATTGTAAGGTGGTCAAATTAAGTTTACGATACGCTTTAAGACGTGGGTATATAAACTATAATCCAGCAGATGATGTAAAAATGCCACGTAAAATACAAACGGAAATACAAATATACACTTGCCATGAAATCTCTCTACTGCTATCCGTAAATGGCCCAGATTGGGTGAAAAATGGAATTGTGATTGCATTCCGTACTGGAATGCGCCCCAGTGAGATTTACGCGCTTAAATGGACTGATATCAATCTGGAAAGAAAATTCATTTCTGTTCAGCGTGCGATATCTCGATCAGGATCTAAAACTAAGTTAACAAAAACCCCTGCGGGCAGAAGGCGTATAGATATTGACACTATACTGACAAAACATCTATGCGATATGAAAGACAATAGTGATCCTGACAAAAAGTATGTTTTTCCATCTCCACCACACGGGAGACGTAATTATCGTATTCCGTGGAATCTTGCAAAGAAACTGCATGAAATGTGTGATAGGGCCAACGTAGACTATAAAAATTTCTACTCATTGAGGCATTCACATGCCACCTTACTGTTAGAAATGAATGTGCATCCGAAGATTGTTCAAGAACGTTTAGGGCATAGCGATATTAAAATCACGCTGGAAACATACAGCCATGTCACACCAACGATACAGCAAAAAGCCGTAGAAGCTATGGAAACTGTTATAATCTAAAGAGGGGATCTCTCCCCTCTTTTTTTGTGCGGCAAACACATCACTCCAGTACCATCACCCGCCTGAGTACCGTCTGCATCCCGCGCTGGGCCAGCATCTGCCCGAAGCTGGATGCATCCGTCCAGGTATAAGACAGGCCGGCTATATTAGCCCACAGGCTACCGTCCGGCGCTTGAACTGCACCGTCATACCGGGTAAGGTTCCAGCGCTCGACCACATTACAGAGATTATTTACATAATCCTTTGATGTTGCATAGCCCCCGGCCTTGATAATCTCAAATGCCCGCCGATAATTCCTGCCGCCTACAACTCCGGCATACCGCAGGTTGTTTCCCGCCCTGGCCCCGGCCAGGTACGCAGAGTGGTCAGCAAGGTAAGCCGCCACCGATGGATAAGCCCTGAAGGCCGCCGTAACAGTGTAATAGCTGCCGTCCTCCCGTTGCTCCGCCGTATCCTTGATGTATGTCCGGCCGTCCCAGGCAGAGGCCCAGGTATTGCCGGACAGCTCCGCTTTCATGCCGCCCAGGTTCAGGGCATTCAAGGCCAGTTCAGACTTACCATAACCTGACTCCAGAATGGACTGCGCCGCCGTGATGCTTGCCAGTATGCCAGAGGTCTGCATGTCTACCGCAGCAAGTCTCCCGATGTACTCCACAAACTCTTCCCTGCTCATTGACGCCAGCCGTGCCGCATCTGCCGTAGTCTCCGCGGCCTGTCCAGTTATTCCGGCGACGATTGCTGCCGCCATCCGGTCTGCATTATATATCGCAATATCCTCCGGATCGTCCACAAAGCAGCACTCAACCAGTAATGCCGGTGCCTTGGTATGTTTGAGCACATATAATCCCGGCCGCTCCTTCACGCCGCGGTTGCGATATCCAAGCGCGGAAATACTATCCGCGATCTGCTGCGCCCAGGGGACCGCTCCGGAAGCATTGTTGTACACCAGTACTTCCGTTCCCGTTGTCTGCCCATCTGGTACTGGGTTTGCGGCTGCGTTGAAATGGATAGACACGTCCAGATCCACCTCATGCGCATTACAGGCCGCCACAATACGCTTGAGCACGTCCTGCTGGCTAGTGCCGTTATTACAGGTGCAGTCATGCACTGTATGCCCCATAGCCGTTAATTGTTCCACCACCTTATCTTTTACCGACCGGGCTTCCGTGGACTCACGTATGAGTCCCATAGCACCGCAGGCGGTCATCCCGTCCGGGTTATGCCCGGCATGTATGTTTATTCTCATAGTTTTTCCTCCTAAAAAGAAAAAGGGACGGTTCCCCGCCCCTTTTTTTATTTCGCTCCTTTATAAAAACGCTTCCACAGGTCAGACAACTTTTCCCATCCGTACATAGAAACGAACGCTACAATAAATCCGGCTATTACGGCAGCAACATACATATACCAGATAATTGCAATCTGGATATGCTGCATGTAAGCAATAAAGGCCACAACGGTAATTGCAATGGACAGGATAAACACAAGGATATCTGTGGGTATCTTTGCCAGCACTCCTACACCTTTAAAAACCTGTGTGATCAAAGAAACAACGAATGCCAGAATGCCTATAGCTGCGATTAAAAGTGTCATATTAGATAACATAGTTTCCATAAATTAATTCTCCTTCTTTAATGGGAGGTCTTTTATACGCTCCCAGATTTCTGTTCCCGTACCATTACCACCCAAAGCATGGTAACTGCGATATAGGTATTCTACGTTTTTCAGTTCTTCCAAGGATATGTATCCTTGCAAAATATGATATCTCCCAGCTTGGAAGAGCCTGTCATGTAATATGGCCAGGACGCCCTCTTTGATTGCCTCCTGCTCTTTAACCCTCTTCGCAAGCCTTTTATATCCCCATGTCAGGGCGGCCGTCACAGCTCCAAATAAGCACTCCAGCCAGTATTTCACTACAAACTCGACCATGCTGGTTTTCTCCTTATTTACTGGTTTTCTCTCAGCCACTTTTCCGTGGCAACCTTCCAAAGTTTCGGAACTTCCTCCAGCGTTTTTTCTCCTGCTTTGATTTTGACTCCGTAAAATCTGCCCATTACTGTATACCTCCTTCAATCTGTTCTGCCAGGGTGGATGTTACCACTCCCAGATCATCAATGGCGCCGTCCTGCACTCCCTGGCCTTCCTTCAGTGCCGCGATTTCCACGTTCTGCGCTGCCACCAGTTCCTGCAGCTTCTCAATGTCTGTTTTCTCACGGATGACGAATTCGGTCTGTACAGATCCGTCCGCATCCACCGTAGACGTCTCGGATACCAGCAGCATATCTCCGTACTCCCCGGTTATCTGGCCTTCCACTTTCAGTTGCAGGGACTGCAGGTTATCCTTGGTCAACTTCTCCCAGACAGCCACCATTGCCGACCTGGATGCAGATACCACCAGCAGATGTGTCCTGCTGGAGTTATCTCCCAAAGTGATTTCTGTACCATCTTTCAGTACTAAAATTGTGTTCATAAATTCCTCTCTTTCTTCCGGGTTTTCCGGATATAAAAATAAGCCCTCAAAAGAGGACTTGTTAACATGATTACCTATCGCGATTACTACATTTATAGCCATTGCTTTCATATTTACTTCCACTTATACTTTAAGTACAGGCGTTGGAACGCTGAGTACAAAAGAAGGGAGTATTTATATGGCTCAAATTCCATATGCAGAAAGCAACGGCAGCCTTTCGGTTGAGGTAGTTCTTAAACATGCCGCAGATGTATTTCTAGTGGATTCTAATAATTTTCAGAAATACAAATCCGGCCATCAATTTACATACTATGGCGGACATTATACGCATACACCTGTTCACATCAGTGTATCTGGTATTGGCCGATGGTATTTAATTGTTCGCGGAAGCGATTATCAATATCGTTTCTATTAATTCTGCCTAAGGGGCTCAACCATATATGACTGAGTCCCTTCCAATAAAGCATTATCATCCATATAATCCATTGCTTTATTAACAGTCTCTAATATGTTGTTTTTTGTAAATTGATGTTCCCTTGAAAAATCTAATATGAGTTTAACAAGGGCCTCTTCATCTTTGATTCTTACAATTCGTTTCATCTTTTTCCCTTTCTCCGGCACTTAGCAGCCGGCAGCACAAAGTCATTAAATAGCGATTTAGGCGGGTATCAGTTTGACACTATTGATGGCATACCCAGTTATAGGGCAGGTGCTGATGCAGCATGGGTCCCATTTAGCCGTTTTTCAATATCCCGAATAGACACGGGTACCGGAAATGGCAATAATAACAGTTCCATGACCAACATCTATATTCCCGGTAAAAGAAAAATTACGATAGGCCATGTTGGTATTGTTAATCCAGATCATTATAACAAAACCATGACTTTTACTATTTATGACGGAGACGGTAAGCAATTATATACTACAACCGCTCCGGTGGATAACATAACTGTAACAGCGGATGCAATAACAACTTTTAAGGTATACCTATATGGTTGGCAAACCTATGCTACAGATATAGTTGCAATTTGATGATGCGGTCTTTATGCAGAAAATAAGGCCGCCCAAACAACGTTAGAGTAAGAGGATCCCATCGTTCCGGTTATTGTAATTATATCTGAGGTGGCCTTTATACGCTTTATATGAACCCAGCTTTTATTTAGCGAATTATTAAAATTACGTTCAGATAAAGTGGATAATACCGTTGCGCCGGTCATAGACGATAAAACAGATTCTGTGCCGGCATAGGTATCTATCCATATCACAATGGTGTATTCCTCCCCCAATGTAACCGGAATGGAAATTGTATTTGATACACCTGTGCTATTCATCTGTCCATATAATCCGTAAAAAGTCATTGAACCACCTCCTAAATTTACTGTTTTAATTTTTCCATCAAAATAATACTGTGCAAGGGCATTGCCCTTTTCGTCCATATCAAATTTATAGCCGTTTAAATCGCTATTTATTCCATCTATCTCATCGCCATGTTGCTTCACGATCCGGGCATCCGCCACAAATCCCGACACCGTTGTGGTATCGTTATTGGCCACATTACAGAATGCAGCTGTCCCTAAATCTGTCAGCCATTTTGCAATATCTCCCATAAGTGATTTAAAGCGCGCCTTGGGCGTCAACGCTTTTCGTGCAGTTCCCACAGAAAAATTTACACTGGCTTCAGATAAATCGCCCCCGTTATTAAGAGGTATTCCTGCCTGGTCATATGTTATTTCAGTGTTATTAGCTAAATAATACTTATTTCCTTTATCATCTTCAAAAACATCTTTTAGTATTTCAGCCAAGATAACTACCTCCTTATAATTTTTTCAGAAACAATTTTATTTCACTTGCCGTCTCATATGAAGTTCCATACTTTAATTTATCCCCATCTGCTCCTTTCGGCCCCTGTGGACCTTGAATGCCTTGGGGGCCTTGAGCGCCCGTTGCCCCTCTTGCACCTGTAGCTCCAGTATCCCCTTTTGGACCCTGCGCACCGGCTGCTCCGGTATCCCCTTTTGGACCCTGTGTACCAGTAGGGCCTTTTATGCTTCCAGCATACGCCCATTTTGCCACACTAGCTGCTCCAGCAACAGTACAATTATATACTGCCCCAGTACTGGTATTTAAATATTTATCATTTACGAGGGCAGCGGCAATTCCGGAATTACTGAATACTGCTGCGGTTGTAGAAGTTCCTGTTATCGTAGTGCCCTGATACCAATTACTTCCTCTTTGTCCAGTGTCGCCCTTGGCTCCCTGCGGGCCTGTTGCCCCGGTTGCTCCTTTTGCTCCTGTATCTCCTTTTGGTCCCTGCGGACCTGTTGCTCCTGTATCTCCTTTTGGTCCCTGCGGACCTGTTGCTCCAGTATCACCCTTGGGTCCCTGTGGACCCTCCATTTTTTCAATCTGTCCAATTTTCTCTTCCAGATTTTTCCCATCTGGAAATAAGATGCTCGATGCAGAAGACAATACATCTACTTCCTCCAGGACTGCATCCGTCTCTGCATCTAAAATTTGCATACGTACTTTTGTTAACTCACTCATTTTTGCTTCCCCTTTCTACAATTTTAGCTCCAAAATAAGGACTGATTTTTATAGTATCATTCGTTGGTAAAGGTCCACTACCCAGCTTGATTAAATAAAATGTTTTTTCCTTTCTTTCGGCAATCGGTATATACTTATCGGTTACCACTATGTTCACTTTTTCTTCCTGCAGAACACGGATTTCTTGTTGAAGTGTATTCTTTATCTTTTCCAGGTCATCCGCCAGCGCTGGGGCACCCGTCATTTCCACGGTTACTTCTGCAGTATCCGAAATAGTTATATAATAATCCTGAATGATTTGACTTTCCCGTAAGCCATTAAAAGCAGGAAATGTGTCTGATTCTTCCAAATTGGTTGTCACTGATATCGAGCAAAGAAAATCTTCTTCGGCACCATTTTCCTTTCCATAAATGCCAATCTCCATCATTTTATATCCTTCTGTCAGCTCTCTGTTAGTAATAAGAGCAGTAAGAAGAACACTTGTCTGGCTTACTTTTTCATAACTTGAAAAGGTAAACTCCTGTCTTTGCTGTTTTAATGCGGTTCTCTGCTCCAAAGCAGCTCTTGTTTTTTCTTCTTCCGTATATACTCCGCTGCCGGTTACCAGCCTCGTGAAAATAATTTTTCGGCCGGCGATCGCTGATGTAAGCAATTCATTCCCTTTGGCTGTCAGAACCGCGCTGTTAAAATTTCCCACAGTTACACCTCCTTTATGTTTTGTCTTGTAACTTGTGCATTGGCAAAACCTGTATACGTATCAAAGGTATCCTTATATGTCTCGTTGTAAAAGTCCACAATCACCTGCCTACTGTATTGCGGCGTTGCCACCGCGCCGGAAAACAGCTTCTGGATTATCTGCCGGTGGAAGATAATTGTTTTAAGCCATGACCTTGTATTTTTGACCTTCCACAGCGCCTCAATAAAATCGGCTATCGTCTGGTCATCCATAATATTGTCCAAATCAAAAAGCTCAATTTGGAAGGTATATGGATCGCCCTCAAATTGGAACCATTCTTCGATTTTTATATTGGATCCCCAGACAAATTCCACGAGTTCCCGCACGGCACTCAGCGTTCCCGCATAGTAATGCCATACCAGGGTCTTTTTCAGGATGTCCCTTTTGGTGTTTAATGGCAGATTGCTGTTATAATACTGGGCGCGCATCTCTATGGCCAGCAGGTCAAGTATTTTGTCTGGAAGCTCATCAATGGCCCCATACATACTGATCCGTTTGGATTGGTCGATAATCTTCAGGACCTGCTTATTGACTGCATAGCCTAAAGCCATAACCATAGGGTCCTTCCTGACGCTTTCAGGGAGGATGTCAGCCACATTGGACTCTGAAAAATTAATCATCTTCCACCCCTCCATATATGGCTACCGCTTCCCCATCCAGCACGGCCAGGCTTGTGCTTTTTATCTTTTTAAATTCCGGCTGTCGGATTTCCACCCTCTTTGCGCCGGCCGATATAAGCAGCTTCCGCAGCTGGTCCGGGTTGATGTCCCTGCCGATGCTCACCCGCTGCCAAAGGTTGTATTCTTTCACGGCATCCGCTACATTATCCTGTATCAATGCCGCCTGGCCCCGGTCACTATTATTGATGTAATAGGTAAAATCCAGCGTGTAATTTTCTACATCCGGCGCCTGCACAACAACATTATCCGTAAGCGGCCTGATTTTCTCCTGCATCAGGTACTTCTGCAGCTCTTCAATGATTGTGGTGCCTGGCAGTTCCCCGCCCTGCAGCACAAACCGTATATCCACTGTCCCAGGCGTGGGGGATTCCACCCGCACGTCCTCAACGGCAGGGTCAAAGGTCTTTACCCAATATTCATAAGCATCATCGGGGCCGGCCGTGGAATAGGACGCCGGCGCAAGGTAAATCCTCTCAGCTAGGTTATCATCATCCTCTCTTTCGGCGCCGCCGGAAGAAACCGTTACGTTTTCCACCTTTGCCACATAAGCAATCGGATCCACCAGGACATTCAGCTCCCCAATATTGTACCCGTTCCCGATAACCCCCATTTCCTTACACCTGGCATTCACTTCCCCTGCCAGGCTCCCCGCAGGGATTTCCAGGTTATCGGTTGTCTCAAAATAGCGCTGGTCCCCCGCCGTCACCCTGCTGCCGGCAGGAATTAATACAACGGATGGCCTCTGCGCGGATAGGGTGAAACGCATCCTGGCCGTTGCCGCAGCCCCCGGAAGCCTGCTTATTTCCTTCAGCGCCCCCAGGTTTTCCAGGACATCGCCATAAGAGTACTTTAATAGCCCCTGTTTCCCGGCGTTGTCAATATGCTGCATCGCATGGTATAACTGCAGACAGCAGGCATATAAAATAAGGCGGAACGGATCCGCCGGCGCAAGGGTCATCGTCTCTTTTGTTATTTCTTCATACCGCTTCTGGAAATCGGTTATTAGTTCACCCTGGATTCCTTCTAAAGTGGCGTTGTCAATAAATGATATATCCGGGTAATTTTGTAATGACTTTTTTATATCCATTTACCACTCAGCCCCCTTCTGAAAGTGAATATTTGGCCTTACGTGTCCCGTTTTTGGATCGGTAATAAATTCAACATTCTCTACAGAAACACGCTTTTCATATTTTTCGGTTTTTTTTATAATTTCAACTACAAACATATTCTTTGATATATTTATGGGGGCGTCCTGGAATGAAAAATCCAGCCCGAATTCCCTATCCATGGGTTGCTCACCGGAACGCGTTGTATAAAGTATGGAAAGGCAACGCTTTATATCCTTAATCTTTTGATTTTCCTGGACAGTAAAATCAAAAAGAAAGCCCGCTTTTTTTACATCAATCATAGATATTCCTCCATCGTAAGGCTTACGGACATCCTAGCCACTTCCCCGCCGGAATAGACCACATCCCAGCTTTCAGATGCAGATGTGCATTTCCATGGATGCCTGCCTACCATCCGGCCGCCTATTACCAGGTAATCAGCCTGCCCCTCCTCCACAGCGGAAACAATCCCTTCCATAACCGCCCGCGGCCTTACCCCAAGGGCGGCATCCAGCGTTATGGAAAAGGTAATGCTCTGTAGGCCTGGGCCGTTGAATTCACTTTTTGCCTTCTGCCCTATCGTCTTATGGGTAGACCATTCCCCCGATATTTTCCGCTGCATCTTAGAAAATGTCAGGATATGGGAATCGGATGTCTCAAAAACAATATGGCTTCCCCAATTTCCAATCTGTCCCATCACCCACCTCCATCCAGCGCCTTAAGCCGATCCATAATTTCCTTCAGGGTTGTTTCATATTCCGCGTCTTTAAGATGCAGGCTCCCGGCTGCCTTTATACTCACGTCAGCGGCCGATGAAAGCCCTAAATCCTCCCCGGCCTCCCATGTTATGGCTTCCTCCGTTTCGAGCCCGAATCCTGCCAGGACGGCCTTTACAGCAGCCCCTGCGCCATCAATGTCCACATCCCCGGAAACCTTTACCGATTCCACCTGGAATTGAAGCGCTGCCGCCTCCACCTTGATGTCAATGTTGGCCGCAATTAAAACATGGGGACCCTGCAGCTCCGTCTTGTTTACCCCGTCTAAAATAAGGTTCGCCGCTTTTATCCGGTATGCTCCGGTTTTATCGTCATACTCCGTATAAGCAACTCCCTTCCGGGAGGAAAAGTCCTTCCGGTACAAATCTTTCCCGGCTTCCGCCGGCACGTTCTCTTGGTTCCAGATGGGGCCTAAGACAACGCCACGGCTGCTTCCGTTTGCCAGGTGCGCCACCAGCACATCCTGGCCAATGGCCGGCATACTGTACTCCATGTTATTGTTCAACATCGGTATTTCTGGCGTAACCTCCCCATCGCGGTCTTTATAGGTCACCCGCATCATGCCCGTGTCATAGTTGACGGAGGACACCCTTCCCTTACGTATTATCCCGCTCATCCTGCCCCTCCTCTTCCGGTTCCTGCTCTTTAGGGGGCAATTTTAATATCGTCCCCGGGAAAATCCAGTGCCCGTCCCCGGAGTCTTCTTTTCCCCTGGCCTGGGCTTCCGTTTCAATGGTTTCTTTGTTTATTCCATAAATTTCCTGGTACCGTAAAGGATCCCCTAGATGCTTCTGAGCAATCGTCCAAAGGGTATCCCCTTTTACCACCGTATAATCCGTATATGGCCCTTCCGGCTCCTGCCTTGCTATCGGATCCAGTGCTATCTTCCCATCCACAGCCCGACCACCTGTATAATGCGCGGTAATGCTCTGCTGGGACGCCCCTTTGCCGGTTACTTTGGTTACCACTTTGTCCAGGTAATAATTCCCGTCCGGCACCCCGAAGCCCGTAAGCGTTATACATGCCCCTGCCACTAACCCATTCCGTGCCCTTAGCGTGCCTGAAAAGGTAATGGCTTTTTTATTGGCATTATTCAGTTCGGCCAAGGCTTTTTTCCGCGCGTCTTCCGCACTGTCGGCCTCTTTGTTTATCTTTAAAATACGTGGCCCGATCCCTACCTCAACCGTATGGTCCTTTCCCGTCCCCGGATCCGAATAGGATAACTTTGCCCCTGTGTACGTCCCTGAAAGCGTGGTGTTAAAATTCCAGTTATTATTAAAATCCCTCTCTGACAGAGTGGCCACGCTGGCACGTGCTTCATAGGCTGTCTCATCAAAAATAATGATACGGTCATAAAATACTTTCATGGCAAGCCCATACTGCTGGCAGAGGGAATACAGGAATTTACAATCCGTCTGTTCATTCTGTTCTTTAGTCTTTATGGGTATACTTCCAGCATCATAATAAAGGGCAATGCCAGACCTTGCCGCAATTTCCATCCCTACTTCCTGGAGTGTCACATCTTCCCAGGTCTTCGTTCTTTCTTCTGCATTAAATGCCTGATCCATAGGGATGGATGTCCCGCCGATTGTTAATGTACGTGGTTTCCCGGAAATGGATATATCATCCACTTCAAAATTCCCGCAGTTCAGGGTCCATGAATCCCCTTCAGCATCCCAATCTGAAAAGAGGCAGACATTTGCTATCCGATCCCCTTTCCCCGGGAACCATCCTTGACTCCATGCCCCATCCATCAAGGAAAGAGAAATGGAATCGCTCTCCCCGGATGCCACATCCGTATAAGAAAACGATTCCATATAATTCGATAAAAACCTTGTTACATTGCTGCCACCATAGACTGTTCCTACCGTGGCTCTTCTACCGTTACTCATACATTCCTCCACGGCGGCTGTGCCGTCTGCCTGGCGGGAAGTTCTGGTGTATTTAGCTGTACTCCAAAGGGAAATACAAAAATTGTAAGATAATGCTGGTTCGCTTCCATAAGGTAATCAGCATATTTTTCACTGCCATATACCTCTTTGGCAATTTCATCCCAGCACTGCCCTTGTTTTGTGATATACATTTATACGCCTCCTACACAAAAGATAATCTTCCATTCTGCTTAATCCATTGCTGCATATTTCTTTCAAATTTTTCCTGTTCTGTTTCTATTAACTCTGTAATTTCTTCCTTTGCTGGCGCATCCCCATAAAAATTGAGACGCGGACTGAATACAAACTGCGGCCCGCCACCTGACGAGGCTGCCATCTGCCCCACACCTGCTGTTATCGGTTCTGTCCCACCAGTAAGCCCATCCATCCCCAGAAGTTCCCCTGTCCGAAGCCAGAGTGATATAGCATTTTTTGATCCATCCAGGGGGATCGCGGATTCTGGCCCGTTTTCTGCAAACCAGGCAATATGAGGTGTATCAAAGATACCGCCTTCCGCATGTCCAATTAAAGGGTTCCTGCCTTTCCTCCCCGATGTGCTTTTTTTGCCTGTTCGGCCACTTCCGCCAGCGCTATTCACTGCGTTTTCAGCTATCCCATACATATCTGTAACAGCGTCCTGCACAACGCCCTGGTTCATTTTCACTGCATTAGCAAATTCTTCCGGAATCATGGCACCAGCTTCCTGCATGGCTTTAATCATCCCATTGTATTCATCTGATTCCGTTTCTTGTCCAATTAAATCCCATAGTGCTTCCGTGTTTCCTGAAAGGACACCTATGGCATTTGCGTCCCTTATGCCTTCATTAACTCCTTCCGGGATGGCTGCTCCCATTTCAATAGCCTGTGTTTTTGTCCCTTCCAACTGTTCAACCGATGGCTGCAGTTTTTCAAATAATTCACCCAGAGCGTCTTGAGTTGCCTTATCGACTTTCCCCTTCATCTGATCGGTTATGTCATCCCCGATAAAAGGGATATATTTCCCATATTCACCAGATTCCGTTGCGCCCTTGAATGCACTTTCTGTCTGCTGGCTTACCGCGCTTTCCAGTTCCTTCTGAATATCCCCCAGTTCCGGATAGGCCTGCTGAATCATTTGGATCTGGAAATCAACGGCCTGCTGCTGCAGCTCCGCTACCTGTTTTAAGTACTCTGCTTTCGCTTCTTTTACTGCCTCATCGTATTCTTCCTGAGAAAACCCGTTGGGGCCGCCTTCTTCCAGCATTACCCCATACTGTGATACGTTTGCCGTGTATGCTTCCGCGTACTTTCCGCTTGCAGCATCCACCTGACCCTGTATTTCAGCCTGTAAGTTCTGGAAGGAATCCGCGTCAAGTTGCTGCCCGCCATATTTCATTCCAATCAAGTCCAAACCGGCTTGGTATTCGCTCCCGGCCATAGCGGACTGTATCTCTGCCATAGACTGCTGTATTTTTGCAATCTCCGCCGCTTCATCAATATCCAAAAGGCCATCCTGAAAAGCTTCTGTGATTGCATCATTGAGCTGTGTGCCGAGGGCAGCCAATTCCTGCTTTTTCCCCTCATAAAACCGGTTGACTTTATCAACCAGGTCATTGTTTTCCAAATCCCCATCGGATAATGCCCCGATGGACAAGTTAAGGGCAAACTGCTTCTGTTCCAGATATTCCTGGGTGGCTCGGATATATTCCTCCGCCTGGGAACGGTATTCTTCCTCTTCCGTTTCCGTAAGTTCCAGCCCTATGGATACTTTCCAGTTCATCTTGTTTAGGGCATCGGCCGCACTCTGGATATCTTCCGCTATCCCGTCCAGCTCGCCCATGGCCGTTATGGACTCCGTAATCTGCTCCAGGTTTTTGCCCTTTACGATACTGCTGGCCACCTCCTGCAAATCCTTCATGGACAGGGAAATGTTCCCAAAATGCTTATTCAGGTTCGCCTTTTTTGCTTCGTTGGCACTTTTTTTCACAGCCGTCCCGATTCCGGCGATGACTGCGGCCACGCCGCCCAAAGCCAGGATTCCCATCCCAACAGGCCCTAAGGCACCTAAAGAAGTAGCCAGCGACATTACACCGGAAGCTACCTTATACGCCGTCAGTGCAGAGCCGATCCCAACTATGGTACCAACAAGCAAACCTGGGTTATCTGCAAGCCAGCCGCCCACCTGCAGGAAGGGCTTTGCAAAATCCCCTATTGCTTTCCCGGCGTCTTTTACCTGCCTCACCATGGTAGGCATTTTTTTAACCGCGCTGTCTATAAAGCCGCCAATGGCATCTTCCTGGCCTGCCAGGCTATCCACAAAATCATTGGCCAGCCCCATGGCCTCCGTAAGCCCTGGCTTAAGGCTATCGTATACGCTGATTCCGATATCCGTAATTTTATTCCCCAGGATGTCACACTGGCTCTCAAAAGTGCTATACCTCTGTTCTGCCTCTTTTGCCAGGGCCGTGTTTTCCTCCCAAGCTGTATTGGAGGTTTCCAGCGCACCCTCAAACATCTCACTGGCATTGGCCGCCCTTAACAAGGTATCGCGGAGTCGGACTTCGGTGAGCCCCATATCATCCAACACCGCAATGGCACTCTTCCCATTCCGTTCTGTATCATTAAGTCCAGAAAGGAATGAATTGATTGCAGTAGTGGCATCCTCCTGGAATGCCTGCTTAAATTCCTTACCTGTCATACCGGCAACTTTTGCATACTCACTCAGACCTTTGCCTGTTTCTGTGGCCATCTGCAAATTTACAAGGAGTTTAGAAAATGCACTGCCCCCGGCTTCTGCTTCGATACCTACAGAAGACAGCGAAGCCGCATAGGCCATGATATCCGCCTGGGAAAGGTTAACCTGATCGCCGGCAGCTGCAATCCGCATTCCCATGCCTACAATATCAGCTTCGGTAGTGGCCATATTATTCCCCAGCGCCACCACGGAGCTTCCCAGCCTGTCAAAATTCTCCTGCGGCATTTTCGTGATGTTTGCAAACTTCGCAAACTCCGCTGCCCCTTTCTCGCTTGTCAGGTTTGTAGCCACGGACAAGTCCGCCATTGTTTTCGTAAATTTTGTTATATTTTCCGTCTGTATGCCCAGCTGGCCGGCTGATTCAGCGATTTCGGAAAGCCCTGCTGCCGATGTGGGCATCTCTTTTGACATCTCCCGTATCTCATCCCTCATTTGGGCCAATTCCGGAGCCGTTGCATTAACCGTCTTTTTTACCCCGGCAAATGCAGATTCGAATTCGGATCCGGCTGACACAGATGCTGCAAGGCCGGCGGCTATCGTTGCACCACCTGTAACCGCCGCTGCTGTAATTGCCTTAAAAGATTTCTTTGCTACGTTTTCCAATCCCGTAAATGCTGGCTCTGCATCCTTTAGCCCCTGGCTAAAGGTTTTCGGTACAGCTCCCGAAGTCTGCGCGGCAGTCTTTGCAATCCCCTGCAGTTCCTTTTTGGTCAGTTTTGTACTGTTATAAAAGGATTTCTCAATTTCACCTGCTATTTTTATCGCCATTTGGTACTCGCTGCTTGCCAACTTCGTTCACCTCCTTGATCGTATCTATTAAATCTAAAACAGGCAGACCCATAAAATAATCCAGGCCTGTCCGCATGACCATTGATAACTGTATGCATATCTTTTTTAAGGCAGGTACATCACATGGCCTTATCCCTGCCTGTATAAAAAACCTGTAACACGGTTTTTAACCATCATAGCCGCATATGGAGGAAGTTGCTCCCAAAATTCAAGGGGCAGTTCGGAAGACCTCGCTACTAACTGCAGTGAAAATTCCAGTGTCATTTCCTGCAGAAAATCAATATTTCCGTTACGGTTCATCTGTCGGCTTACGGCTATCATATCCGCAGCCTTAACATTTTCAAGCCCCGTCAGATCAAGTTTGGTATACTCTTTCCCTTCATATTTATATGGTACCTTCAATTTAATAATCAAGGATCCTTCCTCAATTTCTTCTCCCTCGGTAGTCACAATATCACCGTCCACTTTTATAATATCGCTGTCCACTTTTACAATATCTTCTTTCATAATTCCCTCCTTAACATTGATTCCTTATATCCGCCAGCAAATCTTTACCATTTACACGGTACACGCTATTAAGCTTATCCAGCTCCAGTAACGTTTTACCCCCGATTTCAACCAGTATATAGGTAATCTCCAGGGTTACGGATGCATTCATCATGTCTCCCTGTTTTACGGTACCAAGATTAAATGCTGTCGGCCGGCCTCGGAATACCACACGCATTCCTTCCGTACTTATCGCACCTCCGGTAGACTTATTTACGTTCTGTACAGATGCACGCAATGTCAGTTCTGACTGCTCCGCCGTGCTTACCATGGAAAAATACTCTTTGTTGATAATTCGGAATGGTATTTCCTGAGAAATACTCTGGAACATGCCGACCACTGCCGCATTATATTCCCCCAGGAGTCCCGCCCCTGAAATAGTTGTGGTCATCGCGGTAAGTGTTGCCAGGCTGACTTCCCCGGTAACTCCCATAACTTTGTTTCCAGAATTGTATACATTAAAATTGTTTATAACTTCCGGAAAAAGTAACATGTCTGGCATATCATTCTCCTCCTCTCAGGCTTGCTTCCAATAATGCCGGGTCAAATTTAAGTATAAAAAGGATATCCTCCGCAGGGGTAAAGGCTGCCATATAAAGCCGGAAAATAATACGGCCGTCAAGGGTCATCCCCACTATATTTTCTGCTTCGTTATACTCTACCCTGCCTCCTGCCATCTTCTCCGCTGCCACATAGCTGTTCAGGCGGATATTTTCCGCGTCACAGATGCTTTCAATTAATCTAAAATTGTCCGGGCTGTCCACGCGCTCATGATATGTTGTAATCAGGGAATTTCCCATCCAAGTGAACATTCTCCTGCAGCAAATCCAACGATCCCTTACCTCCGTCACTTCTGGGTATGCCGCAGTATTATTGCCCCAGCTACGCCATCCAGACTCGTTAATCAAGGTCACGATCCCCTGTCCATTAAGGGTATTTGCCTGTTCCCTGTCCATGAATATAGACATGCCATCATACAGAACCGAATCCGTCACATGCAGCAATAGATTAGACGGGGAAATACACGGCACATTGTCATTTTCCGCATCCGTATACGATGCCATAGCGCCATAAACTGCAGAATAATACATTTGTCTGCCATCTGCCTTCACCATAGGCCACATAACAATAGCATGGCAGTCTGTATATCCATTTTCTTCTTTTACCCTCTGGCACTTGGTGTAAATATTGGCAGCGGAGGCATCCAGATCCAGTAGGCACTCCGCTGAAAACACACCATTGATTGCCTCACATTTTGCCATCATAATGGCTCCGATTTCCGGCTTGTGGCTCCATCCGGGGGCAAGGATCAGGCTCGCGGTCATCCCCGTGCGCGGGTATACCTGCCGCAATACTTCAAGGCCGCTCTCCCTTCCTGTTTCCGCATCATAGCCGCCGATAATATCCGCATCCTTAACCAGAGTGGGATCGATGCTGGAAGAGGCCACTTTGAGGGCTGCGGCGGCTTTTGCTTTTTCGGAAACCAATGTGATAATTAAATTCCCCGCCCCATCAAAAGACAGCAGGTAATCCGTATCCGCTACAAGAGCCTCCTCCCCCAGCTTTACAACCACGCTTTTTTTTAGGATGCCGGATACCGGGACGGTAACCTGGCCGTTTGCCGGCGTGTATTCCTTTTCCTCATTTTCCTTTTTATGTTTTGCCGGATCGAGTACATTAATAAAGACTACCGGCGCTACTGCAAACATAGAAAAGCTTGCATACATAGATTGGCATAATGTATACGCCTTGAAATCCTCACTATATCCTAATTTTACCTTGGCTTCCTCCATAGATTGGCAGACAATCGGAATATTTACAGCTTCTTCCGGCTCTTCAACCAGATTTATAGGCGCAGTTCCGAATACGACCTGAAGGCCGGCTGTTCCCGTCACAGGGGATGCCACTACACTGCTTTCTTCCTGTACGCGAACACCATGATAATATTTTGTGCTCATTTTTTTACTCCTCTCTTGCTATAATCTACTGCTTTTGCATAACAAATGCTGATTGCAGAGATTTCTGTTTTAAGTGCTTTCCTGGCCATTGCTACCTGTGACGGTTCTACAAGTAAGGAATTAATGGCAGGAACTTCCTCCACTGCTACCGCCATCTGTGGGGGCAACCCATTGCTATATACCGTGCCGGTCACCGCTACGCCTGGTATAATAGGCCCCAAGTATACTTTCACAACAGAGGATTTTACTGTTTCCTTTTTAGGCATAATTGTCCTCCCTTCTGAGCCATGCTGTATCCCATGTGAGATTCATCGCCCCAAAATAATAAGGGTATGGTTCTTCGTCGTCCATAACCCAATTGATACCGTCCTCATAATTAAGACGATACTTATGATCTAACAGCGGATCCCTTGTAAAGCGGTCCGCTATCCTTTGGATAATATTCAGGATTGCCTGATGCGCATTGCGGCCAGGGGAATTGTCAAAAATCCCGAAGATAAGGATAATTTTTACTTCTTGCGATTTCAGGGGGGTCGCAATGCTCCCACTATCTATCCGGACAATGCAGTACGGATAAGGATCCTCTTCGTTTTCCCCTTCACCAATCAGGCCAACCGGCCTTTCCGGAAGGCACTGGAGAAAGGCTTTTAGGCGTTCCTGCTCTCCTGTCGGCGTCTGGAAAAGCATATCCTTTGTAATACGCTCCACTTCTGCTGCCAGCGATACCTGTAAATCATATGCAGTCATACTATTTTCCCTCCAGCACCAGATTCATGTGTTTATGTAACATTAAATTAAGGCGTTCTTCCGTATTCTCCTGCAATTGTTCCCGGTATACTACTTCTGCCGCTTTTGATTTTGACATGGCGTTAATCTGTTTGATTTTTTCCCGATTGTTGGTCCCTTTCTTCATTCTCGTTCCGGGTTTTCTCTGAAAAACACCAGTATGACCATTGCTCATAGTAGCCACAAATGCCTTGTAATTACCTCCACTTAACTGGATATCCCTTTTTCCACTTGCTTTTTTAATCATAGCTCTAACAGCTTTATGCTTCGTATTTTTATAAAACTTATAGGAATCATAAAGGGATAGAGTATAACCTTTTACGGTAATGGTAGCGGTTTTCTGACTCTTTGTTGCGTTTTTCCTGACGATATCCGCTTTCCTAAATTGGGAGTTTTTAATAGAATAGGTCCCTTTCACCGCCGCATAGAGTTCTTCTTTCAGACTTTTCGCGGTATCATTTACCGCATCTTTTACAGCAGTCTTTGAATCAGTTCCCACACTATCCAGCTTTTTTATAATGGCTTCATAAGCGGGCTTTCTTGGCTCTACATTTATAATCATGACCGGTTTGCCTCCATGCTTATCGACAATATCCCGCCTTCGTTCGCGGAATCTGAGACGGTATAGTTTTTACCATCAAATTTCAATACCCTTCCGGGCGCCGGCAAAAACCCGATATCCTCTTCCAACACATAAAAAAGGAACTGCCTCAAAAACAGCCCCTCCGTCAATGTGTTTTTATACCGCTTATCCCTCTCAATTTGCTCATTCTCATCAATGATAACAAGCAGCTCCTTCCCTCCGACATTATGATATTCCCCGAATTCATCAAAATTCAGGAATACTTTTCTATTGTCCTGCCTGATTATCTCTTTAAAAGATGGCATTACCGTTTCCTTTCCGGTACCTTGCCTAATAGTTCCTCATCCGCCCCTTCAATTGGGATTCCTGAAGGAGCACTGGCACGTTTTGCCCGAACCTTTTTGACCGGTTCAGACTTTTCTTCCGACACTTCCTGCTCCTTACAGCTTCCTGCCCGTTTCCAGGCTTCCACAAGCCTCGCATCCGTTTCCGGAAGTGTATCCCCAGGCAAATAAGTGCGGCTTCCCAGCAGAATGGGTACCTTTGCGATTAATTTACCCATTGATTTTTACAAAGATTTTCTTGGCTTCTGCAGACGCAGGCGCCGCCGCGTAACCTGCCAGCACATTAGCATCTGCGCTTTCTCCTGTGGATGCCTTTGCTGTAATGCCGTCCTCTGCCAAGTAAACCTTTTTACCCATAAGTATTTCCGTTGCGTCCACTTTATCCATTTCAAAAACGCCGCTTACATGGACACTTCCTATTTCCCCGGCGGGGATATCCATGCCGGCCACGCCGATACAGTCTCCAATAACAAGGACTGTATTCGCTTCGATTTTCTCCGCCGTAGCGTTTACATAATCAAGGGCTTCCCCTCTCTGCCAGTATAATGCTTTCATTCTTCTCCTCCTTATACCAATTCAATCGGGTTTTTCACTACCACACCCGGATTCTTGATAATGCCTCTGTAATCCATAACTGAAATTGCCCAATCAAGGTAAATATCCCAGACAAATCCCAGCGTTCCGGGTACTTCCGCCCGTCTGATGTAAGGTGTATCCCTTCCATTCAGATAATCAACTTCTATTCCGTCTGTATCCTCCATAGCCCCAAACATCCACCACGGCATCTGCTTCCCAAATCCGCCGCACAGTGCATTAATCGTGGGATCCTCTACCACGCTGATACTTTCGCGGTACTGGTAAAGTGGGTTCACCGCCTGCGTATTGTCGGATGTATTGATAGTAGGGCTATAAAACAGGCTATACATCTCAAACTGGTAACCGCTGGGAACCAGGATGATGGAAGGGCGGATAATGCATACCTCCCCGAACTCATCCTTATGGTTTGCAAGGGCAAGGATCATCCCCTGGACTGCCTCCTTGGTAATGCCGGTTCCCTTCGCCAGCAGGTTATTGTGGTTTTTATCAAACAGGGCTACCCCATCATAAATGGTCGGGTTATTAACCAGGATTTCACAGCACTGCTTATTCTGCGTTTTCCGCGCGGCTGCCGCATACCTTGCCGGCAGCCTGGTAATCACGCCAATATCATCGTTGATAAATGCCTGGCGGCTCATGGTGAACTGCCGTCCATATGTTTTCAGCTGCCTGGTGGGTTTCTTCGCATCCGTCCAAACATCATGCTTCAATTCCCCATTTTCCGGCACTTCCAAAAATTCACCGGCGGTGCCTGCAATATAATTGTTGTCATGGATCTTAAAATCGTTCAGGGTTCCCCTTCTGGTCCACTTGTCAAAGGTAACCGGGGCTGTCCGGTGTCCCTCTACAAACGCTTTATTAATTGCATTGTCCATAATTGCCGGAAATGCGGCGGTTGGTGTAAAGAACTGTCTTTGCAACATAGAATACAGTTCATCGGCATCCCTACGGCTTACTCCGCTCTCACCATCTGCAGTAAGACACTCCACTGCAAGGTCCTTTAAGGACAATCCCCTCAGTTCATTGGCTCCTGCCGCAGGGCTGGCAAGGGATACTCCCCCTCTCATCAGCAGCGCGTCCGTAGCTGCTTCCCGGAATTTGTCCTGCTCATCCGTCTCAACTGTTACGCGTCCATTCAGGGGCGCTCCATTCTGGCGCATATGCGCTATGACTGCCTCACGGACGCTTTCCACGGAGTTCCCGCCGTTGATAAAGCCCTGGAGCTGGTCATCCATACCAAATTCACGACACAGCGACGTGATATCCGAAATCCGAGTACGCTCCTGCTGCCTTACCTGTTCAGGATCCCCTGTCTGGCCACTTGTGCCTTCAGGGGCTGCTGTCGGTGCAGGATTGCCCTGTCCGGAAGCCTGCTGCCGTTCTTCTTCCTCAATTTCAACGTTCAGCTGGTCAATCTCCCTCTGAAGGGAATCAAATTCTGCCTGTTCTTCAGCACTGAGTTCCCTGTGGGCAGCTCTTGCTGCATCTAATAAGGCCTGCTGCCGCAGTGCTTTCAGCTGTCTTTTCTGTTTTCTGTTCATTTTACACATATCCTCCTATTAGGTTTTTATTTACAATGAGCTGCCTTTCAAAATCTTTTAAGGATCGCCCAGTGCTTACCGCTTCCTCCCGGCCAACACCCACTGACGGGTCTGCCGGCACGCTTACTACAGATATCTCAAAAGGTATCCATCTCCGGCCAACGGATACTGGCCCCTTAAACCTCCCATCCGCAGACATTTTATTGGCCGCGACATCTTCCCATACATTAACCATATACCCTACTGATACCCCCTTAAGGGTTCCAGACTTAACCTTTTGATAAATTTTTTCAGCTTCCTCATCGGTGTCAAATTCCACCTCCGCGTAGCCTCTCCCTGACTCAATCCATGCGCGGACGACTTTCCCAATCACCTGATCCCGGTCATGGTTAAACAACATGCATCCAATCTCGTTCAGCCGCGTCAAATCCACACATCCGTCCGAATGGTCCAGGATTTCACTCCCCCACCAACGGTCATATGGTAGCTCGCTGGAAAAGGAAAGGATGAATTTTCTTTCATTGCCTTCCCCTTCCATAGCTCGTATGGAATTATTTTGCATTTCCCGATAAGCTTGGCTTTCCCTCAGCTGCCCCGTCTCCCTCCGAAGCATCACCGAAACCGGCCTGGTACAAATCATCTTTTCCAAATATTACACCTCCCATCTCTAAGCCATTTTCTCTTGCATATTTCAGGACTTCAAGCGTTTCATCCAGCTGCTCCTTCCAGTCACGGCCATTTTCTGCCGCAAGCTGCTGGAACGTCTTCTGCCCTGTATTCAGGGCTGTCTTATTGGCCGTGGCCTCTTTCGCTGGGTCGATCCATTTTTTCGGCGCCGCTGTCCAGGTATGCTCCATATACTTTTCTTTATTTTCCCAAAAAGAGGGAATCTGGACTATTTTGGCAAGTACACAGGAGATCACAAAAGTCTCATAGATTTCATCCATGGCTTCCAGAAGGAGCTCTTTTTCATCATCGTAGGTCAACCCGTCCTCGATCATCCCCTGCCTGGCGGATGCATAATTGGTTTCTGACATGTCCCGGCTGGTAGCCTCATAAGATAACCCCTGCCCGGCGCCAATCATATGCTGGAGCAGCTTTATAAACGTGGTGGCATCTGTGCTCTGGCCGTTCGGATTCACCACTTCCACGTCATCGCCGGGCTCCAGTTCCCTAATCATCCCTGGCGCTATCGTTTTTCCTTCATAAGCACCCTTCTTTGTAGCATCATTATTTATCCTTCCAATCCCTGCAGGGTTATATTTTTTTACAAATACAGATAGGCAGGCCGTTATCCGCTCCTTGACAGATACTGCCGTCATAAACTCATTTGCATCGCGGATCCGAGTTACAGTAGGGCTTAAATCCGACATTTCCCGGATCTGGGAAGGTCGGCGCTTTGAATAGTAAAAGATGACGTCCTTGGCATCCACATATATAGATTCCGGGGAAAGCGCCCCCTCAATATCATATTGCTGGAACCAATATCCCATAGGCCGGTTCCATCGGTTGTACTCAATTCCACCTACCACGCGGTTCCCGGCTCTTTTCGGGCCTACTTGCGCGGTGTCAAGCTCATCCACCTCCATGGTCTGGAGCTGGAACGGAATAAACCCCTGGCTTGTATACCGTTTCAGGATCAGGATTCCGCCATCCACTTTTTTCCGCTGGACGCACATCCTCATAATCTGGTTAAAACTCTGCGTGCCTGTCACATCGCAGTTTTGCTTTTTACACCAGCGCTTCCATGCTTTTTCCAGTTCTGTATTCAGGCTATCTTCTCCAGTTTTTGCCCGTAGGGAAAAACCTCCCCCAAACACATTACGCTTAAAAGCACCCACCACGGAATTAAGCATATCTGAATTACGCTCTAAATCCCGGCTCCTTGCCCTCACGGTATCGCGATTGTAACGGTCTGTCGCTTCTGCGGACTGGTTCATAACCCGCCAGTTTGCACTCCCGTTCCCGTTACCAGCCGCATCATAATTCCTTATTTCATCCCCGTATTTCCGCCAGGCTTCCCGCTTGGCTCCCCATTCCGGGGATAGGAAGCTTATTGCATTATCAAGCCAATTCATTCTTATCTCCCTTCAAATATTGCCAGGTATGTATTGTCCATTAACTGGTTGTCCTGGTTGGATAACTGTGCCTGCAGGTTCCTCTGCATATCCAGCAGCGTATTAAGATCCGCCCTGGTAAGACTCCTGGAGCCGATCTTATAGGACTGGCCGCCTACAAGGATATTAGATATTGCATTATTTACTTCAAGTAAATTTTTTTCTGTATCTGTCATTTCCCAGTCCTCCCTTATACCCATTTTTCATTTACATTAATCCATTTTTCTTCTGGAGTCTCTTCTTTTTCTTTTATTTCCTTAGCACTATTTTCCTGCAGATGAAGAGTTCTGACTCCTAAAATGTCAGCTGCTGCCATAGCATAGACTTCGCAATCCAGGTAATGGTTATCCGCATGAGATGTTTTTACCACCCACTGTTGTTTTACCTTCCCATTTCCGGCTTTAATATTGATTTTGTGTTCCGATGTGACTTGCTTCGCATAATTTCCGTCACATCCTTGATACACCATCCAGCTTCCTTTCCCATTTTCGCGCCTCATTCTTCCAGCAATCATATCTTTATACTTGTCACCATCCACGATGATTAACTGCATTCCAAATGCTCTTGAGGATTCTTTATTTACTTTACTTATCTTGTAATGCGTATCCATTGGATTGCTTGCACCTTTGCAAGGGAATGCCCATTCAGAATTGTCAGCACTGAAATCATACGTTGCGTCAGGCTCATAACCGGAATCAATCAAAGCTAAATTGACTACCATTTGTGTTCCATCCTGCTTTTTCCATTCCAGGTTCATTACATTTTCAATTTCAGAGAAGGAAAATACCTGTCCATGGGTTATATTTTGACTGGTGATATGGTCCCCCCATGCCCTTACAGTGTAATACAGACTGTTTTCCTGAATATCCACTCCTCCAGTTAAAAGCTTGGCCCAATTGGGTATTACAAACTCCGGAATATCTGTCTGCCTCTCCATTACTAAATCTTCGGACGTTTTCAATTTTGTATCTTCCCAGCATTCTGACAACCATGAATTGACAAAATTCTGTAACAGTTCTGGATCATCCTTAGATTTCAGGAATTCTTCAACAGCATCAGCCCAGGTAACAAATACGCTATACAAAGAATTAATCCAAAATCCTACGCTTTTCGGATGACCTATTCCCCGTTTTTTTATAGCCTCCCATCTTCCAGCCCGAAGCATTCCTGGCTTGTCTCCGTCCGTAATTAAGCAACCGCATTCCTGGCATACATATACCGCAGTTTTAGCACGCTCATACGGGCTCATAGTATGGTCCTTATCTTCACAAAAGTGAACCTGCTTCCATTTTAATTCGATAAATTCACCGCAATGCGGGCACGGCACAAAATAGTGCCGTACTTCATCCGCATTGTCATGAAGGTTCCATATGTAGTTTGTTTTAAGTGTCGGCGTAGAACATGCAAAAACCTTGCTTTGGGCTTTATATGTTTTTATACGCTCCATAGCCAGGTTATAGGGGGATGCTTCTTTTTTAGATGCACCTCCCATTTTGTCTATTTCATCAAAAAAGAGATACTTGATCGCCTTTGACGCTAATTTCGCAGGTGATCCCGAACCTCTTAAATAAACAATCATTGTTTTAAATTTCAACCGCAGTTCCTTGGAACTATTTTCAAAAAAAAGTTTTTTAATCTGTGGAACCAGCCGGAATGCTGGTTTTAATTTATCATTTGAAATATCCTTTGCCAGATCATCACTCGGATATACAATCATTGTAGGTGCTGGATTTTCACTTATCAAATACATCAAAATATTAATTAGGGCTTCTGTTCCACCAAGCTGTGATGCTTTACATAGATATATTTCCCTGATATATGGGTCATTGAAGGAATCCATAATACCAATCAAATAAGGAGTTACACTGTTAGACCATTTTCCGGAAATATTACTTGAACTATCAAGCACCCTATATTTTTCAGCCCATTGACTTACAGTAAGCTCTTCTGGTCTCGCCAAAGTATTCTTTATTACTCGCTGAAATAAATTTCTTGTTTTATTCCTCGTCCTCATCCTCTGATTCATCTAGCTCTTCCTCATCTAAATATGTATCTTGATCTGTCTGTTGATCAATCTCGTCAGCATTATATTCAGATAGTTCTTCCAATGCATCAAGTAATTCATTTTGAATTAATACCATTAATTTATTGATATCTGTTTCACCTGCAATTACAAGCGCAAGTTTTGCCGGAATAGACATAAGACGGTTTTTAAATCTTATCAACATATCAGAAAGGAAGTACTCTACATCTCCAGCTTCATGCAATTCTCTACGTAGCTTTCTTAACTTCAAAAGTGATATCTGTTTCTTCACTTCCTCATGTTCCGCTTGTACTTGTTCCTTTGATATAGATGCCCTGCGCCCCATTTCCGCATTTATTTTAAAATCTATATACTCTCTGACACACTCCTCCAAATGATATTTTCGCTCTCCTAATGCTAATTGGAAGAGTCCCTCGCTTTTCAAATTTCTTACCTGTCTTGTTGATATTCCAAGGCATTGAGCAAGTTCTTTCTGACTTACCTCCAACCTCCTCACCACCCATCCATTTATCGTTATTTATATGCTTTTATTCCGTAACTTCAATTTCAGAAAGCGGAAGGAAGTGCCCTAATTTTTTTTCCTATAAAGAGAAAAATACTGCGCCTTCCTCGCCCCGCACCGGGGGTGGGCCTCTGTAGTACCTTAGCCATAATTTTTTTGCCCATGAAAAACACCTGACCGCTGCTGCAGTCAGGTGCCCATGGGGTTGAAGTGCTGATATGTGGGAGGAGGAATCTCTTCTGGATTCCCTATTTTTGATTATATCACACTTTTTTATGCATTTTATGCAAGTTTAAATGATTATCTATTTTCCTGCTCACATTACTCTGTGACATATGAACTATTTTCCCAACCTCTTCCTGGGACTTCCCGTCTATGTACCTCAGCCGAAATATCCTACGTGTAATACTATCCGGAATGTTTTCAATCCATAGCTCTATTTCCATACAGTCTTTCGTTAGTTCATCGATACGCTGCTTCCATCTGTTTTTTAGACGTTTCTCTTTTGAAAAATCATACCCTACAATAGGCTGCGGGCGAGGATATCCAGTACGATAATCAAGAATGACATCATTTCCAATCAGGCTGTCCCCTTTGCCTATGTTTTCCAATTTCTGCTGCAGCTCTTGGATTTCGTCTCTCTTACTCGTATATTCTTCTATTTTTTTTCTTGTTATCTCCACTGGACTCTCCTCCTTTTTCTACGCCTGCTGCCACAGGAAGCTCCCTTCTGGCTTTTCTATGACTGCTGCCTCCGGGAGTTTCCTCCCAGGCCTTTCTGTATGACTGCTGCCTCTGGATTTTTCCTTTGGCCTTTCAATTGACGGAAAAAGTATAAATGTATAATTCACTTGACGAAAAGAGTGAAAATGTATGGCTTACTTGACCACTTTTTTGTCAAGTAAACAGGTACTGCTTTTTTCTTACCATGTGATTTCTCTATGCTACCATTAATTCCTTGCTATGGAAGCATTTGCCCACATGATTGTTTCTTCCAATTTGGTCATAGCCAGGGATTTCTCCCTGCTGGCCGGGCACTGCTCATTGATAAGATATGCCAGTTCTTTAGCTTTACCGCGCAGGGCCTCATATTTCTCTGTCTGCCACTCCTGGGGCTTATGGTAATTGAAATTATTTTCTATAGTCTCATTCATATCAGTTCCCCCCTGTACTTCTGGATTCATCCGTAACAATTGTTCCTTCCTGCACAGTCACCCACCCATGTTCAAGCCTTGCCTCAGCTTCTTTCATCTGCATAATCTATCTCCTTCACAGCTTGAAATGCGAAAATCTCCGAATCAATTTCAGAAATAATATCACCAGCACTATATACTGCCTTTTTTCTAAACTCAATTTTTTGCATGTTTATCTCTTATAAAATCTAATAATGTATTCAAAAAATCTTTTACTATAAAACTTCCTATAAAACTAATAATTATGATACATATGAAAAAGAATACTATAATCATACATTTCATTTATTTTACTCCATTAAGTTTTCATTTACACTTGTGCAGCACCGGCAGCGTTTACAGGCTTCAATGGGTTCATCGTCAAAATTTGACTTTGCAAAGCCCAGGCACTTCCCGTTTCCATCTTTCCCCGGTTCCCCATGCTCTTTTATCAACCTGCAATTATCAGATGTTCTCTTTGCCATTTTTGCCTCCTATAAATTGTCATTTTATCTTATACGGCTTTGGCAACGGCATCCAAGCGATCACTGCTTCGTCTACAATGTTATTGTAGACGTCATCAGGATTAAAATGTCGATATTCCCACCATCCTTCCGGTACATAATTTATATCTGTTACCTCATCATAGTTAAAGTCAATATCAGTCCAATTCCAGCAGCTATCATCTTCTGAGACTTTCCCATCCTCATATATTGCTGTTGTAACGGTTCCTCTGGCGGTTTGTATGTATACTTCTTTTTCAGATTCCGGCATCCGCTCCTCCACCGGAATCCACCCGGTCAACAGTTGGCCATCCATAATTTCTTCCGGCGTCAGTCCGGTATCCTCGTAAGCTGCCAATCGTCCCATACATGCCTTATTGCCAGGATATCCCCCATTTATTCTTTTTTGGACAGGTATCCATTGCTCGCCATTCCATTCAGTGAATCTCTCCATGCTTCCTCCTCTAATGTTCATTTTACTCCAATAATTTATCAAGAATATCTCGGTCTTCTGTTACAATAAATTCGCCTTCTTCATAGTCCAAACCGAATTCATTGCATTCCTCATCGTCCGCTTCCCACCCAAGCGGACATGAAAATGTATAGCAACAACCATACCCATCCTCTATTACGTCGCAATTCGGATGTTTGCAGTTATATCCGTTATTTGGAGTGGGAATGTTAAAATTGTTAAATGCAGCATTGTAAAAATATCCGCAAATATTGGCAAAATCGTTTATTGGCATTATAGCCCTAGTACCCTCTTTATTTTTTACAAACATCTGCATTCCTCCTTCAATCCTCATTTACCATAAATACGTTCCAGTTGTCTGTCCAATTTGGTATTGATTATATTTTGTAATTCACCCTCTCCAATTCCAAGGAGCACCTTAAGCTGCCAAATCATAATCAATACATCCGCCATCTCTTCCTGCAAATTATCATGTGCCTCGGCAATTTCTTTACTGCTTTCTCCGAAATTCTGCTTCCGCCACAGTTTATTGATCGCCTGTGTAAGTTCTGCCATTTCTTCGATAAGCTGACGGCTCTGTGGCTCATAACCGTACCTCTCTGCTATTATTTTTATTTTTTCTTCCATAGTCATTCCTCTCCTAAAGTTCAAAATAAATTTTCATTTACCAATTAAAACGTCTATCTCTTTCAGCATCAAGCCATGCTATAATCTCATGGCTAGTCATTTCTTTTAGAGACTGTTTAAACAATCTGCATTCCTCACGCGGATGATTGTCATATGTCAATAACATAATTGTATCTGCTATTAGTCTTTCACCGAAAAAATACTCTCTATTGGTCATTACTGCGGGTGAGTAACCTCCGCAAAATCCAGACTTTTTTCCCATACTACAGCAATCCTTATTCTTGATACAGTTATTACAATTTGCCATAGCTTTCCTCCTTCAAATTCTCAATTTTGTGGATTAAGCGGACAATCCTCATGTCGTTCCATGTACCATTCCCAACAAGGTTCACCGCTATTGCTTCCCACAAAATATCTTAATGCCTTACACCGTAATTCTTCTTTGTCAAAATCTTTGCATTCCTCACAATTTTCTGGCACACCTTTACCTCCTCCCTTTCTTCCGGTTCTCCCGGAAATTGTCATTTAGCGCCCTGACTCATCTGCAAAGATAAGTCCACCGCATCCCCACTTATTACCATACCAATAACAATATTTTCCCCCTAACTCTGGATACCGGTCACATTGCAGTTCATATGGTGCAGTTGCAATTGCATCATAATAGCCATCCGGAATATGACCATATTTTTTTCTGTGTACAGGTTTTTCTAAGCCATTGTGTCTTATCCTAATCACTGCGTGATCCCCTTCTTCCAAGCGCATAAGAGGACGATAAGAATCATATTCACAATCTTTCATTGCAATTCTCCTTAAAGTTCAAATTGTCATTCTGTCGCTGATAAAGGGCACCATCTGGGACGGGTTTTAAGCTGCAATTTTGTATTATGGTCAGATGATCCGTATCCAATAAATGCGTTCTGCGGGTACCCGTGTTTATCCTTCAGTTCCTGGGCGGCGGGATTAGTGCAGTAAAAATATCCACGCCCATATCCGGTGTAACCCACTCCGGCATATTTAGCATCCGTCCTACCGCGTAATTTACAAAAACAACACTCACTGCACTTCGTTTTCTTGCTTTCTATCATTAATCATTCCTCCTCTAAAGTTCAATTTAATCCAGAAAACCAGAAAGGGATATCTGGCCCTCAATATCATCACTTCTCACATAATTTTTGTGATTTTCTATCCTTTGGCATGCCGTTTGATAATATCCCGGATCCAGTTCAAATCCCACATACTTATATCCCAGGTAATTACAGGCTATAAGGCTGCTTGCACTCCCTACATGCGTATCCAGAATCTTATATCCTGGCTTTGCGTACTTTTCCCGGAGCCACATGTATAGTTCTATTGGCTTTTGGGTGGGGTGTATTTTCTTTTCCTGATTATCCCCACCTCTGCCTACATACCGGAAAAGTGCTGCTGGTTTATCAAAATTTGTCCATGCTATTTCGACTTGGCTAAAATTTTCCCACGGCTGCATCTTGTCCCACACGATAATTCCCCGCGTGGGAGGAAGTGGAAAATAATTTCCGCCCCATATAATCTGATTTTTTGAAACCCGGAATAATTCCTTAAAATACTCCGGCCCAGGTGGTTTAAAATCCCATTCACAGTCCATTGTCTGCAAAGCTCTATTTTTAAGCTTCCCGCCTCCTGAGTTTAACCTGCCTTTCCTCAGTTTTTCAGCCGTACTTATGCCTGGGTATCCGTCTCCTGACCTTTTTCTATTGCTCCCCATTGACATTTTGGGAGCATTTATACCATATGGAGGATCTACAATCGCCAGCTGAAAATAACCATCAGGAAATTGCTTCATCCCTTCCAAGCAATCCATATTGTAAAATCCAAAATCCATGCCTTCAGCAAAAGTGGTTGCTGTAACCGGTTCTCCTAAATTTACAACCACTTTATTTATTACTCCATTTATTACTTATCCTCCTTAAACTTTGGATTCTTATACTGCAGCCACACGAGAACGGAAAATATTAATGATGTAATCATCGCTCTTGTATGTGTAGAATTGGCTCGCAGTATTTTTATCTGCATGACCTAAATAGTCACCAGCTTCTTCCGACGATCCCCCTCGCTTAATGATATTTGTGGCCGTAGTTTTTCGGATGAGGTGCGGATAAACTACTACATCCATGTGCGCCCGTCTCGCAATTCGCTTGACCGTATCGTAGATTCCACTACGGGTAAGGGCTTTCTTTTTCCTAGAAGTAAATAGTGGTTCCCGGCTGTTCTGGCTCACTCCGCGCTCCTCCAGATATCTCACCAAGAATTCCTTGGCTACCCTATCTATGCATACCAGCCTATATCGATCTGATTTATGTCCAAATATAACAAGCTTACCGTCATACCAGTCTACGTCACATACCTTAACTTCCGGGACCTCACCATCACGCATGGCTGTGCACCGAAGAAACTCTAACAAAGCTCTGTCCCTCGTAGTACGGCATCCTGTCTTAAGCTGCTCCCACTGCTCCGGTTCCAAGTGTTCAATGGGCTTTGACGTCTCTTTAAATTTGTCCAAGTTTTCACACGGATTTTCAATAATCAACTTTGATTTACGCATCCATGTGAAGAAAGCAGATATAAACCTTTTACAATTATTAACAGTGCGGTTTATGTTCCCGCGTTTTTTATACTTAATCAGAAAATACTCCACATCTGATTCTTTTATTTGGGTCAGCGGCTTTTGGACAACATCCAAAAGGGCATTAATATGCCTGATATACTGTTCTGCTGTTTTCTCGGAGAGCTTTGGCGCCTTCTTTGTCTGGAATAACTCCATAATGTACTCATTTGTCATATCCCGTGTAGCCAGGGTCGTCTGCTCTTCTACAATATTCACTCCATACAGGGCCTGTACCAGTACATCCTGCAGGATCATCATTGTCTGTGCTGTCAAATGTACGCGCATAGCGATAAGCACATCATTAACAAACTGTTCTTTTCTTGTCATAAAATTGCCTCCCTTATTGCCTAAGAGGCTTCACAATGGTATAATACTCTTAGGCTAGCAAGCGGTGGGTGTCATCTTGGCGGGTGTCCCACCGCTATTTTCATGTTCAAATTTCCATTTTTTGGAAATAGATATTGACTCCGCGCGCTCAGAGTGTTAATCTATAAATGTATCGAACATGAGTTCTGTTCTTTCGGGAGGCGGCCCGAGAACAGGACTCTTTTTACTTCGTTTCTTTTGTATAAGTAAAATGTAATCCTGGTACCCTGATAGCTCTTGGTGTTCCAAATTCTGCATCCGTTTCAATCATTCCGGTTGCCAGCATTTTTTTTATATTGGAACTTACGCTACTCTTAGACTTTAATCCTACTCCAATACCAATTTCTTCAAATGTAGGGCTATAGCCATGTTTTTCTATGTATTGGACGATAAAATCTCTAATTCTATTTCTTGTTATGTCTCCATTACTCATTGTTTATTTTCCTTGTACCCAATAGACAGAATTCATGAAAGGATCCGGTATCTTCGGTTGTTGTAAAGCAACACTTATTATTAAGACTGCTGCCAGAATGGTAATTATAATTCTTCTCAAACATTTTCTCCTTCACTTTTTAATCCATTAAAAGGTTTCGGCATCCTCCAATCCAATGACTGATTATTTAAGATATCTGCAAGGCAAATACCACTACTAACTGGTATGTCCAAACTACAGGTACCACATATCTTACAACCACTTCCAGCTAATACATCGTTCTGGCATTCTTCATAATCTTTAAGCATAATATCTGATATAGCTATCTCTATTACTGTTTTTTCATTTATCTTTATCTTCATAATCATCCTCATATGATTCTTCAAAATCCAGAAAACCGATTATACAATATCCCGGAATAAGTCCCCCCGAATCATCCGTAATATGCGCAACTTGAATTTTTACTATTTTTCCTGTTGATTCCCCTTTTTCATGTTCCTGTAAAATAAGCATATTTCCAACTCGGTAATTATGTTTCATTTTTTTAATAAGATAACGCCTGCTGCCTTCTGTAATTTCCTGCAGAAGAGTTTTTCCGGCCTTCTCCCGGTATACTGCAACTGCATCCTTTGATGGTAATTCTATCGGCTTTGGCTCTGGCTTCTTTTCTCTCCAATCGTCGTCAGGTCCTTCTTTACTCGGTTGCGACGTCGCAACTTTTTCTTTTACGCCTGCTGCCGCCTGGGTTTCTTCTGGTTCCTCCGTTTTATCTTCCCCTACTCTGTACAGCGTTTTCCCGTTTTCCTCCGTCTCTTCCTCTAGCTCCTGGTTCCGGCTATCTTTTATCTGCCTTATCTCTTTTACTGTCATTTCAGGAGATACTTGCTCTTCCTCTTCTGGGGTAAGGCTTAACATTTCCTGCAATTTTGAATATCCATATCCCCTGTACTCTTCTTTTAGTTCCATACTGTTCCCGTCAACAGAAAAACGGTCATTAATTTTAATAAAACGTGATACTACATCTTTTGAAAGACCATACTCCTGTAAGGCGAAAGCACTGAGACTTGAATACTCCTTTTCATACATTTTAGAATCACGTATCTGCTTGAGTCTGTATCCAATAATGACAAAATTTTCTGCTGTTTCTTGCAGGCGGTTCCTAATATCTTCTTTCCACTCCATCCAATCCTGTATTGTAATCTGACCTTCTATTTGTGTCTCCGTTCTTTTCTCAGATCGTAAACTAATAATTTGAGAAAGATTAAAACTACTCTTCTTTGCCATTTATTCCGCTCCTTTCCAAAAATTCATCTGTTAGTTTCCTGTAATCGACCGATGCGGCACAACGGTCCGAATAAAGCGGTACAGGCACCCTCTGGAAAGTGGCTGGCTTTACTTTATCAGTCCTACGGATGTGAGTCTCAAATATTGGATATCCCATCCCACGCAACATTTCCTCGCCTTGCTTGTCCGCCTCATTTCCGGTTGCAAACTGGGTAACAAAGCATCCAAGCATCTGCAAAGACGGGTTTAAATCCTCCCTTGTGTTATCCACCTGTTCCGCAAGTTCTGAAAGGCCGTCCAGGGCGAAATCATCAATCGTTACCGGAATCATCACATAATCAGATGCTACAAGGGCGTTTACCGTGGATATGTTGATATCCGGCGCATTATCAATTATGCAGAAGTCATAATTCCCATTGACGCGTTCCAAGGCTTTTTTTATCCGGTTCTGCGTCGGCCTTTGCTGGTCAAGCTGCACCTCTAGGTTCGCTTTTATGAGTTCCATATTCGCGGTTATGATATCCAAAGTACCATAATCCGTATGCTGTATGACTGCTGCCATTACTGGCAAACGCTCAATCATAATGGATTCTATCCCCTTATGTGTATAGCTATGTCTGTCCAGCATCTTTGATGCGTTGCCCTGCTTATCATTATCTACCAGCAATACCCTGTATCCCTTTTCCTCTGCCAGTATGTAGGCCATTGTCACGGCAGATATTGTTTTCGCAACCCCGCCTTTTAAATTAATTATTGATAAAGTTTTCAATCTCTTTCCCTCCTAAAAATTGTATTTATGGTATCGGACGCTTTCCCGGTTCCAGCCCGGATATAATTCACACAGGTAATTTTCCAACATGGTCTGCATCTCCTGATGGAGGCCTTTATTTCCGTTATCCATAAGCCCATGATGGTACCGGCACCCTAAAACACCATTCTGTTCCACACCAAGCCCCAAATCTGATTTTGGTACTACATGCATAATGTCAGGTATCTTATAACCGTAATCGGAAGAGGACTGCATATGATACCCGCATGAACAGAAAAAGCATCCTCCGTCCCTATTCATGATTTTTTCTGCCACTTCCCGCGAAAAAACATACTTTTCTTCGCTTGCTTTCTTTCTCCGCTTCATGCCTGCTGCCTCCTGACAACCTAAAATTCAGCTTCCAGCTCCGTATTCATAGGGCACTTTCCCCAAGTCCCCTTTATCGGACACTTGTCCAGATAATCACAAAGCCAGCACATATATTCCTCGTTATTTATGTTTTCTGCTGCTTTGATGGCTTCTCTATCCATCCGATCCCTCCTTGCAGGGCATACAGCCCCGCAGAAATTCCGTGATATATCGCATGAGCTGGTTTCTTAAGGTGTTTCAACCATTTTCTGTGTGACTATGCCATTTTGAAATAATTCAGCATTGGAGAATCCCCGCCTATGTCCATAGGAATTTTCTGTCAGGACCATATGCGGATACTGAGAAATTACACGGAACTTCTCCTTTATTGGTCCTCGTTTTCCATCCGCATCTTCCCCTTTTATCTCCACATACAAATATGTACCAGGCTTAATTTTTTCGTTGCACAGCATTTTCCCTTTTCTCCTCTATTTTTTTGTCTATTTCGAACTGCATCCAGTCCTGATAACTATGTTTCTGCTCTGTCACCGTATAAATGTGCGGTTCTATTGCCTGAAGGACTTTTTCCCACAGCTCCGCGTTATGAACCGGCTTCCCCTTCGCATTCTTCCATCCGTTCTTGTGCCACTGTACCGGCCTGTGATTCTGTAGGGAATGCAAAACATGTCCACATCTAGTAAATACTCGTAGGGAAGCGGGTTCCTGAATGCGCGCCAGTGCACGTATTAATGCAATCAGCACCATTGTATTTTCCGTCCCCATCTGAAAACAAAAGGCTGCTTCTGTTTTGGGGGCACCCTGATCGTTTATCCTTTCTACTATGTACAGATATGCGCCCATCTGTACACGCGGCCCCCTGTTTGATGTTTCTATGTAAATATTTATTTCTGGTCTATTCATCCGCCACGACCTCTTTTCCGCTCCATTTGTATTAGCGTGTAGGTAAAATAGTCAAAGCCCTCTTCATTTACTCCTGCTGCCACAGATTCTTTATCCAAATAATAGCCATCCGGAATGTCAATAACCTTTTTAAAATACCCAGCTTTTATTATTTTTTTTTCTGGCTCCGGTATTATAAGGTTCCTGGATGCATACCAATGCTTTGTCATAAGCGCCGCTTCCGTCCTCATGGTTTTTTCGGAGTATTTTAAAAAATATTCCGCTATTCTACGGTATTGTCCTTCTGACCACAAAGGGTCTATCTGAATCCCCCCATATGGCCAGCATTCCCGCAGGATTTTAATATCCATTTCTTTTAGTAGGAGGTGATGATGCATTGCTCCGCGTTCTCCCACCTCCATAACATGGATATATTGCAGGTCCTTTCCCTGTTTTTTTAATTTCCGGCGCAGCTTGTCCAGAAAATTTCGTGCATCTTTTTTCAGACGCATTCTATCCCCTGGCCTTGCATCTTTACGGTAATCAAGAGTTACCATAAAGTCTCCGTCAACAAAATTGGCATTCATAATCCATGTAAGCTTATCTACCAGCCTTCTAAGGTTCCCTTTCTTCTGAGAAGAGGAACTCTCTTTCATTTTCTTCCCTCGTTTCTCACCCTTAGATTTCCCAGGCCATCTTTTGGAGTAACATTTCCAATGTTGCTCTGTTTTACCTGCCACACATTTTCCATGTATGTATGGCATAAATATATTTGCCCCCTTATACGTTTTAAGATAATAACCTTTACCAAGCGTAAACGGGGCAGAAAAGCCCCATTTCACTTGACTTTTGGGGACCGCAGCTGTACAATATAATTGTCATTAATTTTGGGCTACGGCCTTGCGTATGCACTCCAATGCATACGCATTTTTATTTGTTTTTTTCTCTTTTTGCAAACATTTATATTACCCATTTTCTTCTTCCATGAATTTCATGTCCAAATATGGCATCCGTTTCGGAAACCAGTTCCCCTGTTGTAAGTAGAATCCGTACCTGATACCAATAATCCCCGGTATCATCCCGGTAAAAATCATAAATCCTATGTCCTACTGCTCTACTACCTATGTACTCTACAGGCCTACCCTCTGCCTCATGTCCTGCCATATTTTCCATACTGTATGCCTGTTCCCAGGCTTTTTGCAGTTCGTTCTGCATCTCTCTCCTTTTCTCTTTGTAACATCCGTTCATGGAAACCAATAAGTTCCATTATTGTTGTTTTGTTTCCAAAATTAAGAACCATTTCCAAAACTTTTCCAGGATTATATCCGGCAAAAGGATATGTACCATCTTTCCCGGGATAGTTATTGAACTTCTCCGTTAAGGCTATCAGTTCGGCCTCTGTTTCTTCCATTATCATGATATTTACAGTATATTCTTTCATCCTGATTTCCCCCCTTATCCTGCCGGAGCCTGCTTCCTCTGGCTCTCCTGCTCTTCTTTTTTTATGCGCTCCCCATAAAGCCTTAATATGGCTGCTGTAAAGCGTTGTTCATATCCTGGTGTAAACGATACTTCGACCTTTACTTCCTTTGGCGCTCTCATTTCCTTTTCACCTCCTTCAGATGCTTGTCCGCCATCTGCTGCTGTGTCATGCCCGCTTTCTGACGGGCTTCTTTCAGGTTCTTCCTCATTGCTTGTCCCTCTGTGCCGGCTTACGCCGGTTCTTTTCCTTTGTCTATTACTGTGACGGTAAGCTTACAGCCCATCTGATCCTCCAGCAGCTGAATCAGACGTTCCTTAATTGTATTCGCCCTTTCGGGCGTAACTTCCATGTCATATTCAGGTTCCATATGTACGCCCCTTTCCTCTTTTTTACAAATTATGTTTCCTCAGATTGTCCCCATTCCTTATTTCATCTCCTGTTTCTTTTAATCTACTTTTCTGTTCCTTGTCTTTCCGTATATCTCTTCCTATAATGTAGGTACAGGCTCCTGCTCGAGCCGAGTACATAAGAAAGGAGAATTTTTATGAGTTTTTATGATGTAGCACAAATATGCAAAAATGGTCATCTTATAAATGATAGTTATCATTCCTATCCACAGCATAATCAAAAATATTGTTCGCTATGTGGGGCAGAATCTATAATTGCCTGTGAGTTTTGTGGTGAAAATATTCGTGGTTACTATAGCAGTGATTCCCTTTATATCTCTTCTGGTACCATACCTATTCCTTCATATTGTCCAAACTGCGGTAAACCTTACCCTTGGACTAAATCGGGTTTGGAATCTGCAACTTTATTAATTACTGAGGAAGAGGAATTCTCTGAGCAAATGCGTGATTCCCTTATTGATTCGCTGCCTGATATTATTTCTGAAACACCTAAAACCAATTTAGCCGTTATTAGAATTAAAAAAAGTCTTTTGTGTGCTGGTAAATTCACCGCAGAAGCTATCAGACAATTCGTTATTGACTTTGGGTGTGAACTGGCAAAAAAATCAATTGGACTTTGACTTTTCTATCTCAAATAATCTATAGCCAGGACAACTACTTTCTCCGCACTTGTAGTTGTCCTTTCCCTTTACCCAGCAATGACAAGTAGTACTTATCTTTGCTCCGCAAACCTGGCAAAAATTATCTTTTTTACTTACCAAAGCATTGCACATGGGACATTTCAT